TGCTCCAGGAATTGTGCAACCTGTATGATGACTATGGGTTTATTGCCTACGGCAACACCAAGGGCGCTGCCGTTCAGCAGCTTTACAACAATCTCCAAATGCGAAAAGCCACGGTGGAAGATGCCTTGCGTTTCCTGCTGGGCTATTTGCAAGACCCGCAAGAGGCCAAGAAATACGTCGCGGCGTTTGGCGTGGATATGGCGGCGGACGGAAAGGAGGGGGAATGAAAGCCATTCTTGACGCCTGCTGCGGCTCCCGCATGTTCTGGTTTAACCGCCGCCATCCCGATGTGGTGTTCATGGACCGTCGGGAGGAAACGCACATGCTTTGCGACGGGCGAACCTTGGAAATCAAGCCGGACGTCGTCGGGGACTTCCGGGAGATGCCTTTCAGCGACGGGGCGTTTCTCCTTGTCGTGTTCGACCCTCCGCACCTGATTCACGCCGGGGAATCGTCCTGGCTGGCCAAGAAATACGGAAAACTGGACAGGGAGACTTGGCAGGAGGATTTGAAGGCCGGTTTCCGGGAGTGTTTCCGGGTTTTGGAACCGGGCGGCGTTCTGGTGTTCAAATGGTGTGAGGATCAGGTCAGCACGGCAGAAGTGTTGAAGCTGGCCAGCCATGAACCTTTGTTCGGACACCGCCGCGGGAAGACCGTCTTCTTGGTCTTTATGAAATCTACAACCCCCAACTGACGCTTTTTTAATTATGGCACATGAACCAACATCTTTAATACCGAGGACGCACCGGGAGCTTTGCGAAATTGCTGAACGCTGGCTCCTGGGCTCCCAACGTTGCCGGGTGGCGATCGCAGAGCCGAATTGTATCGTTACGGACGAACATCCCGACGCCATAGGGTTCAGCGGGGAAAAAAGTGTTCTTGTGGAGGCCAAAACCAGCCTGAACGACTTCCGGGCAGACCTCAAAAAGCCGTTCCGCATCTGTCCTCAAAAGGGTATGGGGCAGGCCCGCTATTACATCTGCGAACCAGGGATCATCACGGAAGATGACCTGCCGGAACGATGGGGCTTGTTGAATGTCCTCCCTGGCGGACGGGTTCGGATAGTTCGGTACAGTGGACACTTCCTCGAAGTAAATTACGCCGCTGAAAGGAGTCTTTTGACTGCATGTCTTTACATCCAGAAGCCGCTAAAAATCAATACTGTATATGGTAGAAAAATACAGATCTCGCCTGCATTTGGAGTAGAAGCAAAAGAGACGGAAGGGATATAGAATAATGGAATACATCAATATACCACTCTACGTTATCCGCTCCAATGAGTACATAGGCGCCGATCCTACCCAGCGAGCCACGTGGCTTTCTTTGATCGCCTGGTCTTGCGACCAGGAGAACATGGGGCGTATTGCCGGGGCACGGTCTTGGGGAGACCGCCGCTGGATGCAGTCTTGCGGGGTCATGGCTTCCGAGGTGGCCGATTCCTGCGGCCTTTTCCATTGGGATGGAGATGATTTAATTGTCACCTTCTACCCGGAAGATGCCCAGCGAGAAATTGAGCGCAAAAGGGAAATCGCGCGCGCCAACGGACGTAAGGGAGGCCGGAAACCAACGCCGGAACCTATACCGGAAACCAACGTTGGTTCCGACGTAGGAAACCAACCTTGGATAGCGAATGAAGCTTCGTTGGAAAGCGAAAAGAAAGGAAAAGAAAAGAAAGGGAAGGAAGGAATTCACCCCCTTACCCCCTCTCCGTGCACCGTGGAAGAAGTCGAAGACCATCTTCGGGCCGCGGCCTTTGCGGGGCGTGTGCGTTTAACCCCCGACCAGATACCGGACTGCGCCACAGCCTACTGGGGAAGCCGGGATGCCGTCAACTGGACCCGCAACGGCATCCCCGTGACCAAATGGCAATCCGACGCCATCAGCTTCGCCACCTCCTACGCCGTCAATCATCCGGTACAGCCGGGAACAGACAAAGACCCTTACAGCAACCTTGAAGAACTTTAACAATCAACAATTTCAAAAAATATGATCGACTCTCAAACACTCATTGACGCTGAAAAACTGGTGCTCTCTCAGGCAATGGACGGCTCCCAGGCCTTTGCTGACCTCCGGGACAAGGGCATCAGCCGCCAGACATTCAGCCTCCCGGCGCACCAGCAAATCTGGACCGCCCTGGAAACCGTCGCCGGCACGGGAGGAACCGTGGACGCCCTCACCGTCATCGCCCGCCTTGAAGCCCAGGGCCAGCTTGACGCCGTGGGAGGACACGCCGGAGTCGTGGAAACGGCCACCTACGGAGCCCTTGCCCGGTACAAAACCGCCGCCGCCCTGGAAATGGTCACGGAAGCCGCCAAAAAGCATGCGTTGCTCGCGTTTGCCTCCCGGATGGCGGAAGCTGCCGGCGATCAGCTCAAAAGCGCGGAAGAAGCCCTTGATGAAGCCGAGCGCGGCATGTCCGCCCTGCGGGACCGGTGCGGCGTCCGCCAGACCGAAACCATCCGCGGAGCCGTGGGAACCATCATTGAAAACCTGCAATGGCGCATGAACAACCCCGGAGCCATCAAAGGAATCTCCTCCGGATACCGCCGCCTGGACCTGACCCTGGACGGCCTGCAGCCCGGCGCCATGATCGTGCTTGCCGCCCGGCCCGGAGTCGGGAAAACCGCCGCCCTGGTCAACATCCTCACCAACATCTGCCTCGGGGGAACCCCCGTGGGCATGTTCAGCCTGGAAATGCCGAAATCCCAGCTCCTGGAACGCATCCTCTACGGCATGGCCGGCATCAACTCCGACGACATCCGCCGCGGCAGGCCGATGACGGTCGGACAGCAGCAGCATTTCACGGCCGCCGTCAGAAAAATCACGGCCGCCCCGCTGCACATCGACGACGAAAGCTCCCTTACCATCGACAGCATCAGAGCCCGGGGCCGCCGGATGGTCCGGGAACACGGCGTCAAATGCATCGGCGTGGACTACCTGCAGCTGGTGCGCTCCACGACCCAGCAGGCCCGGGGAAGCCGTGAACGAGAAGTCTCGGAAATCTCCGCCGGCCTCAAATCCCTGGCCAAGGAACTCAATATTCCTGTCCTGGTGCTGGCCCAGCTCAACCGCGACGTGGAAAAAAGAGCCGGGAACGCCCAGGGCAAACCGGTCGTTTCCGACCTGCGCGACTCCGGCTCCATTGAGCAGGACGCCGACCAGATCATCATGATCCACCGCCCCTACATGTACAAGCCCGACAAGCACGACCCCACGGAAGCGCAGTGGATCATCGGCAAAAACCGCTTCGGCCGGCTGGGGCGTATTCAATTCCGCTGGACCGCGGAACTCACAAAATACGAGGAAGAACAGAATTATCCCGTCACCAACAAATGAGACCCCCCAAACCATCCCTGCGAAAAAACAAGCCGACGCGGCGAGGAAAGCCCGGATCCTACAAACTGCGCTTAACGCTTCTGGTGGATCCCAGAAAGAAAGGCAAACTTGTCGAGCTGGGACTTGGTACTAACGACAGACAGGAAGCCGAAGAACGCGCCAACAGCATTATCAATGCTCTGGAATCCGCCGGACTCTACCGTCTTCCCGCCGTCCGCATTCTGGAACATCATGTAGCCCAATTTGGCAAGATTGAACCTCCCCCCTTTGAACATCCAGAATTGCCTCTATGGTAACACCCCTGGAAAAATTCCTGGCAAAACATCCCACACCCTCCGGCATGGATTCAAAGGAATGGGCTGCTCTGAACGCTGCCATGAAGGAAAACAAGTTTTTCTCTTCCAAGGTGGAGAATATCAGATTGCTGGAACGGCTGCACAGGTTGATTAAGAATTATCTGACAGGAGAAAAGGAGACTTTACCCAATGGGGAAACGGTTATCAAGGTAGGAAGCGCCGCGGACTTTTCCAACCAGGCACTTCAATGGCTCCAAACCGAGGGGCTTGTTCCACCGGACGCCGAAGGCCCGAAGTATCACAACGATATTAAAAACATCGGTGCTCTGGCCCGTCTGAAGCTCATTTTCAAGACCAACGTCCGGCAAAGCATTGGGGCTGCTCAATGGGAGGCATCCATGAAACCAGCCAATCTCAAAGCATGGCCTGCTTTCCGGTTCATCCGCTTTCCGGGAGCCAAGACAAAGCGGCTTGTTCATGTCGTCAACGAAGATGCTGTCCGGCTTAAAACCGACTTTACTTTTTGGGCAGACGAAATGAACGCCGCCAGCCTCGGGGGCTTTGAGGTCCCCTGGCCGCCGTTCGGCTTCAACTCCTACATGGATCAGGAGCCTGTTTCCCGGGAAGAATGCGAACGGCTGGGACTACTCAAACCCGGGGAGCCGTTGAAGCGTCCAAGGGGTGCGGAGCGCTTCGGGATTGACCTGATTGAACGGTACGGGTACGGCAAGAAGGCCAGTACGGCGAAGTTGCCGGAGGAACTGAAGGCCAAATTGAAAAAGGTCTATGAAGACCGCTGGGGAGTCAAACAGGACAAATCTGATGAGGTTGTCTTTCCCTCACAGGAAGTGGCGAAAAAGGCCAGGGAAACGGCGGAGAAAGTCATCAAGGTTCCCTCTGCTCCCATTCCTGCGCCAGTCTCAGCCGTCACGCACACGGTCAGCCTGGGAGATGTCCCCAAGGTGAAGATGCCTGCCCCGTTGACGGATAAGGAAGCTGATGACCTTTTGCGAAGCGTTACCGGGGAAGTGTGGGCAAAGGCATCCAGACTGGAAAAGAACGCTTTGTTTTCCTACACCGGAAATGGATATGCCCGCATCAACAACGATTTGAGGAAGGGGAAGTCCAACGCCAAGGCGAAACAGATCGCCAAAGTCATTGACAGATGCAAAGTGCCTCAAGACATGGTTGTTTTCCGTGGCTGTGGGGTTTACAAGGAATTGAAAGACGCTTTGAACTGGAAAGGAGAAGAAATAACAGACGAGCTGGTTGATATGCTCAATCTCTCCGTAGTGGGAAACCCTCTCAAAGACGAAGGTTTCATGTCTGCTGCCGTAGCGGAGGGGAAAGGATTCATGAACCGTCCCGTGTTGTTCAGAATTCTCCTGAAGAAGAAAACCCGTGCCATTTATGCAGAGCCCTTTTCCAGATTCGGGGCAGGGGCCGGTAAGGACTGGGACGGCCTTAGCCCGCAAACCTATTTTAGCAGTGAAGATGAAATCATCATCCAGAAGGGAGGAACCCTCAAATTTCTCCAATTCCATAATCAGAACGGGAAATTGATCATTGACTGTGAATTGATACAATAATGATATGAAAGAAGAAACATCACCAGCGCACAAGAGAATTTGGGAGTCTGATTTCAAAGGATGCAAAACATCCCACCCTCTCCTGATGAAATGCCTTTTGTGCTCCAAGAAGAAGCTCAACCCGGGTAGTATGGAATGTAGCGCTTATGAGCGTAAACCTGATAGTATCCTCTACGATAACGCGGACTGCCCCAGCTTTGAACGCTGTATTGACGCGGAAGGGCTGCGCTGGATTGAAGGATATGTGAAACTCTCCGGAAAGGCGTACGTTCCCCGCCAGGACGATATACCCCCGGCAGGGTGGGAAAAAATCAACAAGGAGTATGCGAAATGAAGAAAGAGAGGACCGGGAAGAAGGGAAATGTTTCCAGGTATAGCGCTGCCCTCTCTGAACGCATTTGCGGTCATATACGTTGCGGGGATAGTCTGAGGAAGGCTGCCGAAAAGGAAGGCATTCCCCATCCCACGGTGATGAATTGGGCCAGAGAGAACGCGGATTTTGCAAACCAATACGCGCGCGCGTGCGAGGAACGGCTTGCCGCCCTAGAAGACAAGTTGCTTGACCTTGTGGAGAAAGGGCATGAAGTGGCCCCACGTGCCGAAATAGGGGGAACCATGCTGCAGGCGGTCAAGTTGGAAATAGACACGCTCAAATGGATGCTTGCCAAGCTGATGCCGAAGAAGTACGGAGACCGTGCGGCGCTGGCTCTGGAAGGTGGAGAAAAAAACGTAGAGGTGACCCATAAACTTCCAGCAGAAGCAATCGTTCCGTTAGTGGCAGCCTTGAGAGAAATATGGTCCGAAGAGGAAGAAAGCTAGGGCCTCCTGTCAGGCCGGAAGATTCCCCCGTCATCTTTGCCGCCGTGGTGCTGGGGGAAACGGGGCTGTACAAATGGCAGATGAAGGCTCTTGAACGTGCCGCCCGCGGCAAGCGCGTTGCCCTGCGTGCAGCCAACGGATCCGGCAAAACGGATAAAGTGATCGGCATCCTTGCTCTGTGGTTCCTGTGGCGTTTCCCCCGTGGGCGCATGCCTATTACGTCCGGCTCATGGCGCCAGGTAAAAAACCAGCTCTGGCCTGCCCTGGAACGGCACCGGAACAACCCATCCCTTGCGGGCTGGAAATGGCTCAAGAATTGCCGCGTGGAAACGCCGGAAGGGGGATTCATCGAAGGCTTTTCCACCAACCACGCCGGGAAGGCGGAAGGCTGGCACGGGCGTGTGACGGACGAATTCAAGGATGAGCGGAAGGAACAGGAGGAGGAAGACCCCCGCAGCGAGAAGAAAGCCCGTCTGTTTGACGTTGACGAGTTTACCGGGGATGATCCTTCTTCCCCCGTGTTTTTCGTGGTGGACGAGGCAAAGACGGTTCCTGATGAAATCTTTGACGCCATTGAACGATGTACGCTTCAATTCTGCATCTACCTTTCATCCCCAGGCAAGCCGGAAGGGCAATTTTATCGCTGTTTCCACGAGGAAAAAGAACTCTTCTGTCCGATGGTGGTAACGGCCTTTGATTGCCCCCATATCTCCCAGGAGCGCATTGACCGCATTCTGGCCCGTGTGGGGGGTAATGAGGATGATTCCTATTACCGTTCCGTCGTGCTGGCGGAATTCACGCTGGAAGGAGATTTGTACATCATTGACCCTGGAAAACTGGAATGGGGTCAGCGGCAGCCCTACGAGCCGCGCAGGGGGCGCCCCGTGGCCTTCCTGGACATTGCCGCGGGCGGGGATGAAACAGTCCTTGCCATCTGCGACGGAAACGAAGCTTGGATTGAATACGCGGAACGACAGCGGGACACGGTGCAGAGTGTCCGCAAGTGCATTGCCACCCTCAAGGGGCTGGGCATTGCGGATTGTGATTTGTGGGTGGACGCTCCGGGCATGGGCCTGGCTGTCATCAGCGATTTTAATGAATCAGGTTGGTATCCGAATGAGTTCTTTGGGAACAACCCTCCGGAAGACCGCGACCGCTACATCAATCTCTCGGCGGAATGCTGGAATGACGCCGGACTGGAACTCATGACCGGGCGAGTGCATATCAGGTCCAGGCGGTCGGACAAGACGCTTTTCGTGCAGTTGACTACCCGGAAGAAGGAATATGCGGACGATTCCAGGCTCAGGAACGAGAAGAAGGAGAAAATGAAGGCTCGCAACCTGTCTTCTCCTGATCGCGCGGACGCCTTGCTGGGGGCTATATGGGCTTCCTTTCGTGGAGTTTCCGGAGTTTGGACAGGAGAGGGCAACAGGCCCATTGTGGGCAAGAGTCAGCACGCCGTCAAACATACGGGGAAATTTTATCCCATTTAGGACTGTTCGTAGCCCATTTTGACATTGTTGTACCCTCCCTCGCGTTGGGGCGATAATGCGTGCATGAGGCAAGCCGCCAACTACAACGTACACGCCACGGAATCCCTGCCGCAGTCTCTTGCGCTGCATTTTATTTCTCCATCCGGTGAGGATATGGACATCAGCGGCATGACGCTCCGCGGCGCGGTGGTACAGGATGGAGTGATCATGCTGGACTGTGCCGTTACGGGGGCAAGTACGGCATTGGTGACATGGCCGAGGCTGGCCGCCGGATGCGGCGCTTATGATATTTTTCTGACCGACGCATCGGGAAAAGAATACCCCTTGTTGAAGGGAGCCGTGCATGTAGTGTCTCGCGTTACGCCTCCAGATGGAACGGAAGATGCCGCGGCCGTAGCTGGTGCACTTGATGTCTCCATCCCCGAAACGGAAGACGGCTCCGTAACCATTGTGGAAAACCCGTCCATTGTGGTCGAGGAACTTGTACGACAGGCCGAAGCGGCTCGGGATGAAGCAAAGCGGCTTGTGGAAACTCTGGGTGAACAGGTGGAAAGCGGGGAATTGGTCAATGAGGCTGTAGCAAATAAATTGCCGGGTGCGCTCAAGGATGCGGGAGTGGAATTGGCTGCGGCAACCGGGCAATCCACCTTGTCCAGCGGGGACGCCGCCGACACCTGGACCATCGTCGGAGGCTACGCGATGACCTGGGGAGACGAGATTCTGGCCGGGCATCTGCCCGACAGCTGCCGTCTGAAAAGCATTTCAACCGTGTATTTTTTCACCGACCCGGCCCTGAATCAATATTGCCTGCGTGTCTGGCGGCTGACGGACGGCGCTTACAGCCTGATCGGCACCTCCGCCTATGTGTCCAACCTGTCCAGCGGCCAGACGGCCACGTGGGTATTTACGCCGGGCGTTACGTTGCAACGCGGGGACAAGATCATTATCCAGGTATGCGAAGGGACCGAGATGACGCCCTATGCCTTGGGTATGCACGCCGTGCTTACTCCGTCCGTCCCCGGACGCGGTTTGATCACAGAAGTGGTAAACCCTCCCACCGTGAACGGCACGATGGCCCCGCTGATGACCGTGGTGGTGGACTATGACGACGGCATCACCCTGGGAGGGATGGAACTGGCTACCGCGCGGCAACTGGATAGCCTGGGGAGGGATGTGCGGCAATCTTCCGCGACTGCCGAGGCTGCGGCGCGGACGGCTGGCCAGAACGCCGCCACGGCATCCACGGCTGCCGATAACGCCGCAACATCCGCCACCAGCGCGGCCAACTCCGCCACAGAAGCCCAGCAGGCCCTTGCCGCCATCCCGCAGGTAGATACTGCTGGTAACATGACGCTCGCTGGCGGTCTGACTGCGAACGGCACCGTCAATGCCAACGGCGGCGTCAACATCCCGCTGGCCGTGGGGGCGGTAACGGACACGGCGGCGGTTAATCGCTTTTATACGTCAGGATTGGCAGGAGCTGTATCAGCGTTGGTTCAGCCTATATACCTTAATTCCAGTTCGATCACAGTCGCGGGTTCCATTTCTAAATCTTCCAACGGTACTCTTGCCGGGTTGACGCAGCGTTTTTCGGTGGGCGCAGCTTCTGCCGGGTCCAATGCGTACGGGTCAGCGGTTATTCCCCTGATAGGGCCTAACGGTCAATTTAATTACAGTTCTGTCTGCGGATTTTCCCTTGCGGTCAACGCGACAGCCTTCGCTAAATTTACTTTTGGCATAGGCCGCGGCTCAAAAACCAACAGAACCGGGTTGACGATGGATTCTTATTCTATGATTCCGGGGAACGAGCTGGCCGTCAACCATGGGGAAATCATCGATGTTACCATCAATACGCCTTACGATACTGTCCGCAAGGGGTATGAAATCAGAGTAAGGGAAATCTTTTATGTATCGTCCGTTGGACACTGGCAGGTGAAGACGACAACCGTATTTCTTCCGGTAGGCCATAATGAGCTGATGCCAAACGGGCTGAACAGGCTTATTTACATGCAGAGCGGGCTGCCGAGTACAGCAGTGCGGGAGGAAAAGGCGGCTCTTTATATGGAGCTGGGAGGCGGCAGTACCAATACCCTGTTCAAGATAGCTTCTCTCCGCGGCTTCATCGCTTTCGAGGCAGGAACAGGCGTAAGCACCCTGATTATCGACGCGCGCAATGAGAAAACATATGCCCTTTCAGCCGACGCGGGCACAGGCACCAGGCACCTTTATTCCAATGGATTGACCAATCCAACCTATCACGCATTGGAAGCAATGGCCGTCAATGCCATTGAGGAAGAAGAAACCGCGGATTTTGAAGATATTAACATACCTCTCTAATCATGAATAATGCAGAGATACAGATACAGTTTCCTCGGCCTGGCGAATGGCAGGAATTCACCCTGACGCCCATTTACCAGGACGCGGGCGGTTATCGACCTCCGGCCCGCTATACAGCGGACGATATTCCAGCGGAGCAGGCCCCGGCGATGCAGGCCGTCGTTGCCGCGCTGGTGGGGCTGGGGGAGGACTGGCAGGCGGTTCAGGTATGGGCGCGGCTGAAAGAGTTTTACGCTCCGGAAGAGGATGCCCCCCTGCGGACGGAGGAAGCCGTGGAGTTGACCGTTGAGGCCGTCCATGCGGAGACCAAAGGCCGCAGGGTTTTTACAGTCTCGGACTACCCGGCTTTTATCATCACGGACCCCGCCGCCGTGGATTTTTTCAAGCATTTCACTACTAAATAATATGAGCACGAATAAAGAAAAAGTGAGTTGGCTGACTGGTCTCCTGACCGGTTGGGGTATCAAAGAGAGTTGGGCAAAAGTCATCGCCGGAGCTGTGATTGGGGCCCTGGTTGCCGCGGGGATTCTGACACAACCCGGCTGCGGTCATTCCGTGGACGTGACGCCGAGCCGCGCCGAGGTATGCAAAGACGGCTCCTGCCTCGTCATTGAGCAGGGGCATATTTCCTATTCCCAGGCCCAGCCTGTTACGGACGTTCCTCCCGTTGTTCAGATCGTACCTTCCAAGAAATAAGACCATGTGCAAACCCCTCAAGGAATATCTGGGAGTGATCCGCGATTATACGCGTGAGATCGTCACTTTCGGCGGTTTTGTGATAGCCGTGTTCATCTACCTGGATTTCCGCGAGGTGGTGAAAGAACAGGCTACCAATGCGGCCCATACGGCGGAGATCCTGCGGACGATGGATACCCGTCTCCAGCATTTGGAGAATTACCACCAGCAACAGCTTAAACAGCGAGATTAATTCCAACTGTAAAGTTTTTCTTACAAGTTCACTTTAGTTAATAATCAATAGTTTACAATATGAATCCTACAGAAAGAAAGATGGCCGCGGCTATCCTCCGGTTTGAAGACAGCCGCGTCACCGGGCCGGATTCCCTGCGCGTTTCCCGCCTTCCCGCCGCCGACAAGGGAGGCAAGTGGGAGATTTGCGGCATTTGCGACGGCATTGAACCGGCCGTGTTTAACAGATTGAAGGCCCTGTTGGATGCCGGAAGGCGTGAAGATGCCTGGGAAGGTTGTCTCCAGTACGTCCTGGATAATACCGCCGCCGTGCGTTCCTGGCTGGGTTCCGACGCTTTTCCGGCCACGGAGTTTATGTTGCGTGACCATTTTTTCAATTCCGGGAGCAGGAATACCGGGAAGATTTTGCAGCGCGCGCTGAACATTCACGGCGCCGGGCTTGTGGTGGACGGGATTGTCGGCCCCAGGACCCGGCAGGAGTTGCAGGACCAGCTGGCCGCCACGGGTGAAGCGGTGTTCCTTATCGCTCTGCAGGAGAAGCGTCAGGCGTTTTACCGCTCTTGCAAGCAGTTTCCTGTGTTCGGGAAGGGCTGGCTGAACCGCTGCGACGATGCGTTCAGCATGGCGCAGGAGCTTGTTTAATCCTTAAATCTCTATTCGTTCATGGCATTATTTCCCAGGCTTCGCGGCAAGGTGAAAGAGGCGGTCCAGATATTGGTTTCTCCGTTTGCTGATCATAAATTCAAGCACTGGCCAGCCTCCGAACTTGACCCGGAATCCCTGAAATCTCTGAAAGAGTCCATTGCTTCCGGGCGGCTGGACCGGCAGGAACAGCTCTTTATGGCTATGCTGGAAAAATGGCCGCGTCTCCGGAAGAATCTTGGGGAAATAGCAAACGCCGTTGCCCGCATGGAATGGACAGTCATGCCCTGGACGGAAAAAGGACAGCAACCGACCCCGGAAGCGCAGGAAATGGCGGAGCTTGTCGAATCCGCCTTCTGGCGGTCAGAACCGGAACCGGACACGGTAGAGCAGGGAGCAGACGATTTGCTCAAATCCCTGACCTATATGCTTACTTGCGGCAACACCGTTCATCAAATCAAATGGGCGTCGGATGATATCATCTACCCCCGCTGTTACGAGCCTCTTTCCGCTCAATTTTACGCATGGGAATATAACTACGGCAGGAAGGATCGTTTGCTCCTTTTCCGCAACGGCCTGGAAAACGACCTGGAAGGAGAAGAATTTCCCCCGGACAAGTTCCTGATTGGGCTGAATAAGGCCGACGTGTTCCACCCTATTTTTGGCGCCAAGCTCCGGTGTCTTGTGGGATGGTTCGGAGCCGCCTGTTACGGGTTGCCCTGGCTGATGACGTTTTGCGAGCTTTTCGGCATCCCTTTCCGGACGGCTAAAGTCAGGGGTAACGAAAAAGCAAAAACGGAGGCGGCGGAAATGCTGCAAAACCTTGGTTCCGGGGGATGGGCCGTCACAACGCAGAATATGGAGTTTCAGCTTCATGACGCCGTAAAGGGAGCCAACGGGCTGCCCCAGGCGGATTTGATCAAACTGGCGGACGAACAATGCGACAACCTGATCCTGGGACAAACGTTGACCAGTTCCAAGGGGGACGGAGGGGCGTATGCCCTTGGCAAAGTGCATGCCGGTATCCGCAAAGAGGTCATTGAAGACGCGGGGCAGGCCGTGGCGAATATTCTCAATTCCCAACTCATTCCTGCCATCATCCACTTGAATTACGGGCATATTCCTTCCCGTCTCCCTCAATTTGTTCCCTCTATCCGCGGCATTGACGCAGAAGCCCTGGAAACGGTTGCCAAAGCGGCGGAAATCATGGATGTAGGAGAAGAATTCGCCCGCACCATCGTCAAGATACCCAAGCCGCGTTCCGGCGAGCCTGTCTTGAGAAAAGCCCCGTCTATCGGTTCCGCTCCGGGCCAATACGGGGATGCCGTTGAAGCCGCTGCCTCCGAGGGAAAAAACTAGCTCCGCTCGCCCTGGCCGTCGAGTTGGAGCAGGACGCGGAAAAGGCCGCAGAAGAAATTTTACAGGCGTGGGCCGAGCCATGCGCTGATTTTGTCCGGGAATTGATCGGCAAAGCCCGTTCCGGGCTTTCTGATCATGAATTTCGGGCGGAACTGGCCGCTGTGCTTGCCCGCCTTCCGGAAATGGACCTCACCAATGATGATTTGCTGCAGGAAGCCCTGTGGGACGCCAGCGCGGAAGCTTACCGGAAGGGGTGGGAAATCAATCGGATTGAAGACGAGATATGAACCTGACGATCGACTTGAACGGTGTTGACCCGGTAATTGCAGAAGTGAAAAAAATAGCAGCTCCGGAAAGTTTGGCGAAAGCCAATGAACGCATGGGGGAGGGAGTGAAAAGCTGGCTTTCGTCCTGGTACAGGAACAAGGCGGAATCCGGACACTTTGAAAACACGTCCCTGCCGACCCACGGGCCTGGAAGGAAGAAAACCGGGTGGGCCAACGACATTGCCCGAAACTGGTTTGCCGAGACGACGGCGGACGGTGCCCGCATCTACCTCACCGGGCAGGCAGGGGAGGGGAACGGGGGGGAACCTCTAGACCTTGCACAATCCCTGTTATTGAAAATCTACGGCGGCACGGTGACGGCCAAGCGGGCCCAGGCGCTGACCATTCCTGTCATTCCGGAGGCGCACGGCGTTCGCGCTGGCGCTTACGCCTCTATGACGGGCCGCAAACTTTTCACTCTTCGTAAAAGCATCCTCAACCTTCGCAACAGCATGACCGGCTCCGGATTGGAGCCGGGCTGCCTTTTTGAATCGGACGGGCATGGCGGAGTCAGGGCCGTCTATAAGCTCAAGAAGTCGCAGATCTTTGCGCCATGGCCGGAGGCTTTTCCGGATATGGAAGAACTTACGGGCATAGCATTCAAACACTTCATGGATGCCATGCTTGATGACGGGGGAGGTTCCGAAGACTGGATAAATTGACTAGGAGAGCTAAGCTGAAAGACGGTGTAAAATAAACCGCCGCAGAGGGGAAACTGCGGCGGAGTAGAAAAAAGATTTGTTATAGAAATAGTTTTATTTCTTTTTTAAAATATAATGTTCGGATAAGATTCCTTGATTAATTGATCCTTCTTTGTCTGACAACATTAATTTACTACCATCAAGTATTTTATAATAAGATTTTTCATTAGAAGAGGTTAGAGATAATTCAATCAAGTTTCCATTTATCAAATTATAATGACCTTTTGATTCGAAAGTTGCGCTTTTTTCTCCTTCTCCTATATATTCGCTCCTCAGTATATAAGTTTTATCCTTATTTAATGTCAGTGTCGTCTTTATACCTTCACAATCGGCAGCGGGAAGAGTTCCTTCATAAGTGCCGTAAAAATTAGAATTTTCCGACTTGTTTTCTATTTTTGTTCCACCGTTTTCAATTTGATCATGATTCTCTTGAGGAGCATTGCAACCGGTTATGACAACTAAACATGTGGCCCATAAAAAAATCATTTTCATGGTAAGTACCTTTCTTTTTTAATTAGTGTTTTTTCTTAATTCAATAGAGCAGGGACTGAGAAATCAATTCTCTCCCAATACCATTATAATATTACGTAAAACTTTGGGAGGTGGCAAGATATTATTCTCGGCCAGCCGGGATTTTATTCCTGATCGTTACGGCTTGAATATTTTGTAGCCCATTTTGCGTCTATTGCCCCATACCTCCACTGTGCCTCATCATGGGGGCATGAGTACGCTGATAACGACGGTAGCCGGCAACCACGGCAAGGCTCCCATGGCTATCCTGTGGGCCCCCAAAGGAGAACATACTATTAAATGCTCGCTCAACGGCCAGCCGGGAACGTGTGTGGTGCGGGTAACGTCCGACTGCGTTCCCCGGCTCAATGCCGACCTGGAAGCCAAGCTATCCAGCAACGTCAAACCGGTCGGGCTCTATGATCATGAGATGGGGCCCGCCTCTTACAAGCCGGGACGGTTTGTGTGGAACGAGGAAAAAGGCGTTGTGTTGGAACTGGAAGGATGGACGGAGAAGGGAAGAACGGACGTGGAAGGCGGCAATTACGGCTATCACAGCCCCCGCTTCCGGCGCGACAAGGGAACCGGGGAAATCCTCGGCCTGTTGCCGGAATCCATAGAAGTAGGTTCCTTGGTCAATGACCCCGCATTTGACGACATCGAACGCATTGCCGCCAGCCGAATGGAGGGCGACGTAGCCCATTTTGACGACGTTGAAGACCCCGGGAAACCGGGCGACAATAGAGACCTTGAGAAGCCCAAGGAGGGCCTCGACCAGCAAGACAACCATACAACCAACCGAGACATGGACATCACTAAACTCGTTGCCCTCGGCATTTTGACCGAGGAAGAAGCCAAGGCTGAAAATGCCGAGGCTATCGTGTTGGAGCGCATCAAGGCCCTGCAGGACAAAGGCAAGGCCAGCTCCGACGAATTGGAAGCAAGCAAGAAGGAGCTGGCGAAATGCCAGGAAGAAATTGCCGCATCCAGGAAGCAGGTGAAGGAACGCGCCGTCCAGGACGTTGCCGATGCCATTGCTGCGGGCAAAATCGCCCCGAAGGATGAAGCATCCAAGACCTTTTGGGAACGAGCCCTGACGGAAGACTATATTGCCGCCAGCAAGCAGTTGAACGCCCTGCCGAAAAATCCCGCATTCGATGACGTGAATGCCGGCAAGCCGGAAGGCTCCCCAAAAGAACCCGTCACGGGAACCGCGGCTCTTCGCAGCTCCTTTGAAACCGAACTCAATAACCTGAACAAGTAATATGCCCGCGAAAGAATTTATGACCCTGCTGGACGTGCTTCAGCAGGAAGGAACAGGATCTATCAAGGCCCTTGACGCAGTCCGTTCTGTTGGACTTGCATCCCCGGAAGTAACCGCGTTTCCCGTTACCGTTATTGACGGAACGCAGTACGAAATCAATATGCCCACCGGCATTCCCCGTTTCGGGTTTCGTCCGGCCAATGCCGGAGCCAAGAACCTGACGACCGAATACACCAATAAAACCGTTAAGTGCTACTACATTGACGGACCTATTGCGGTGGACAAGGCCGTTGTCACCAGCTCCGCCAGGGGGGCGCAGCTGCTCACCAAGGAAACCCGAAGCGTTACGTTGGGTGCCATGGCCTCCATTGCCCTGCAGATGTGGTACAGGCTTCCGGAACAGGAAAATGTGTTCCCGGCTATTTCTGAACAGATGGGGGATTATATGACAATTTCCGCGGATCCTTCCAAGCAGGAAGACTCGGAAGCCAACCGCGCCGACAACTCCGGAGCTTCCGCTTACCTGGTCATTTTGGGTGACGACTTCCTGCACTCCATATGGGGGAACAAGAAGACGCTTTCCATGTCTCCGGTGCAGGAAGAGACCGTAGCCAGGAATACGGAAGACGGGGAATCAGGAACAATGAGGGCCTATACTTCCCGTTTGGAAGGCTGGACGGGCATTGCCGTGGAATCTCCGTTTTCCGTGGCCCGCATCAAGAACATCAGCGCCCAGCATCCCTTGACGGACAAACTTGTCGCCAAGGCGAAGAGCCTGTTTCCTGCGGCCTTGCGCGGCATGATTTCCTATGTGGTTATGAACGGCAATGTGAAATTGCTGTTGCAGGAATCCAGAACCCTTACGCCTGCCACCGGAAACGGCGGAACGGGCATGATCGCCCCTGAACCCGATTCCGTGATGGGAATCAAGATTCTGGAAGTGGATTCCCTGCTTGATGACGAATCACTGTCCAGCGTCCGCGCCGCATTTGCGGAAGACTTTTTCCGCGCCCGTCGCAACTCCCTTGCCCTCAAAAATTAACCTTTTATCCGCAGAAAGGAGAAACACACCACATGATGAAGAATATGTACCGCAATGACGAAGCGCTTACGATCCGTCTGAAGATGCCGGGAACCGGAAAGACGGTAACGTCTGCCCCGATTCATATCGGACAGAAAGGAGGCATCGACAGCGCTGTCATTTCATTGAAGCACGAAGAGCTTCCCGCGCTGGCCGCCGGCAAGACGATGACCCTCACCGTCGAATCGTCCGAGGACGGTGATACCTGGACGGAACTGGATTCCCCGAAGCTGGTTGCGACGGGGGGTGAGAGCAATGGTTCCGGCTCCGGAGAAGTGTTCATGCGTGTTCCGTTGGAGGCCGGCCCCTGGCTGCGCCTGAAAATCGCAGCTGAAACGTCCGCAGGCGACAGCACGGCACAGGAAGCCGTCCTTGCCGTCAAGGTATAACCTTATTGAAACAATGGCCCTCGTAAGGATTACTCCGGAAGCGGTTGCCCGCTATTGCCTGGACAAGGAAATTACTTCCATTGCCCGGGACAAAATCAGCGACATCATCCGCGAGGTCTGCAACGAGGTGGCGGCTGCAGTCAACTCCTGCCCCAGAAATGCCAGGATTGCGATGGATTCCAGTTCCGTTCCCGCGGAGTTGGTATTCACCACCTGCATTCTGGTGCGGGATGCCGTCACCAGCTCCGTGCCAGGTTCAAGCGAATCCCTGCAGGGGACGGCGCGGGCGGCTCAATATCAGGATGCCCGCGCGAAACTCCGCGCCGTGGCTGCCTGTGAAGTCGAGTTTGCCCCCTACGATGGGCACCAGCCCAGCGACGTCATTTACGGAGGGCCGAAACACCAGGATTGGAGCAATCCGATATGAAGAAAACCCTGAAGAAGTCGCCTGTCATTGCATTTGCGGAAGTCCTCTGTCAGCGGGCCGTGGAAATTTGCTCCGCGGCCAACAACGGGGAAGACCCGGAAATCATTATTAAGGCATGGGACGGTTCCTTTGAGGAAGAAATCAAGAGGGTGACCGGTTCCCTGGAAACCGTCATCGTCATGGAGCGTCCGGAAATTGTTCCGGACAAGTTGAGCAGGAGCGGCAAAAGCACGGCCAGATGGCACGTCACCGTGGAGAGCAACCCGCTTCTGGACGGTGACGGCTGGGACGCCGACGACCTTGCCGACATCATCCAGGAGGGCTTTCACAAGTGGCGCCGCAACCATGCCCGGCTGATGATGACGGAGGTAATCGTTACCAGCTCCAAGCCGGCTCTCGCCAAAATCCTGAAAAAGTCCATCGTCCTGACGATGGAAACAACCCTGATTATCAAACATGGCAACTAAACCCACCACCGCCGCGGCCCAGGAGGCCGCTACTGCTCCGGCGCCCCGCATCGTCAAATGCCGGGTGGCCGTCAACAAGCTGGAACTCCCTCACGGCATCGCCGCGCGGGGAAAAATCGTCCACATCCCGGAAGACGTGTACAAAATCCACGCCGACGCCGGGAAAGTGACCTTTATTGACTACGTAAGAAGCTAACAACCATGTCAGAACTCTACAACAAGGAAATGCTGGTCGGCACCTTTCTCGACCTGTGCCCGTTCGGAACGACAGTCACGGCCGGAAGCGGCACGGACACGGTGGACGAGCAATTCAAGCCGGCGAAGGACTCCGACGCCTGGATGATGGCCAACGAAGTCATCGACTACAAAATCACGCCGACCACGGAAGACGACGCCCGCACGGTATTTTCCCGCGACACGACCTCCTATGTGACGCGGAAGAACACCAAAGTGACGGGCAACACCATCGAAATCAACTCCACGGAGGTTAATCCGGTCTGCTGGCAGGTGATTTACCAGTGCGACAGGCTGGAAGCCGGGAAGGAAGTGCAACCCTTTTCCCGGAACATCTACGGGCAAAAGGTATGGGCGCGCCTCACCAAATACCAGGAAGACAAAAAAGAAATGATGGTCCTGGAAGTCGCGGCGCTGCTCAAAGTGGAAATCCCCACGGAAAACAACAAGCTGATCACGCCGAAATTGACGCTTGAAGTGATCCCGTCCTCCCTGAATTCCCTGACGCCCACGGAAGAAATCGCCTTCCCGGCCTCCGCCGGGGCATGACAGCCGGAGCCGCCCCTCTGTTTGCATGGGGAGGGGCGGCCCCTGTTTCCCCCCACCACTATTGAGGTATGGACACGACCGTCTCTCCCTTTTCCATCACCTTTGACGGGCGCCCCGTCGTGCGCGTCGGGGAATTCCTGCTCGACTCCCTGCCGGAACACGCTTTCCCGGTGCAGTTCGGCACGTCCGCCACGCCGATCATCAACAGCCCGTTCCCCAGGCTGGACGCATTCGGCAACCTGTCCCTGTCCTTCACCATCTCCACCGTGCGGGAATGCGCCTCCCACATGGAAGCGTGGGGCGCCTTTTACGAATGGCTCAACGAATGGAAAACGGCGGGAAAGGGGGAATGGACCTGGACCGACGCCTGCGGCCGTGAACAGCGCTTTGAAGCCGTCATCGCCGACGCCGAACCGAAGGTTCAGGGCCTGCGCCTTATCGTCTCCTACAACTTCACCCTCGGCCGCCCCCTGTGAAAACTCTTGATGTATCTTCCGCCGACTTCCTGGACATGGCCGAAAGCCCGTCCTACAACCGGCTCTCCTTCGGGGGAGCCTCCGTCTCCTTCCGCGCGCCGGTCTCCCGGTTTGCCTCCTGCCCGTTTGAAGAAGGGGAAATAGTGAAAGTCGTCTGGCGTGGGAAAACCCTGCTCATCGGACCGGCCATCGACCTGGAACACTCCCTTGAAGGAACCTCCGAGAGCTGGGACATCAGGATTTACGATTACTGGTGGAACCTGGGCAACATCCAGTACTTCGTGAACGGCCGCGCCAACGGCATCTTTGCCGAATACCGCCAGGGCACAGGCGGAAGCGGTCAGGAAAAACAGGTGACCGCGAACATCCGGGACGCCCTCTCCGGAGTCCTGGACCACGCCGTCAGCACGGCTCTGATCCCCATCAAATACGACCTCCGGATCGACAAGGATGCCGAAATCATACCGTTTGCCTACTCGTCGGAAACGTATGCCTCCCTGCTTGTCCAGGTCCAGCAATGGCGGCCCAATATGGCCGCATGGTTTGAATACGGCGCGGACGACTCCGCCACGCTGATCATTGCCGACCATGCCCATTTGCCGGATGTCGTGCTCGACCTGTCCGCCGTGGACGTAAGCGCCCTGTCCCTCAAGGCGCGTCCCGATCTGGTTCCTCCGGCTGTGGGGCTGACCTGCAACGCTTCCGTTGTCTCCCGGGGTCAGCGCGCGCTGGCCGTCTATCCCTCAGGCGCCTCCCTGTCCCAGCCCTATGTGGTGACGGCGGAAGTGGATGTTCCGGGCGGCGTCAAGGTCTCCGACACTGCCGGGCAATACAGCCCTAAGGAAACGGGCTCGCTGGGTTACGACGCCCCGCGGATGATTGTCCGGGGAGACAAATTCCCGACCGTCACGGCCCGGTGGGCGGCCCGCGTCAAACGCTGGGCTCCGGCCCTGGAGGATTGCGCCGGCCTGGAAGTGGCGGCCAGTCCGAAAATCACGTCCATCACGCCGGCTGACGCGGAACACCGGGGATACAGCAGCGCGGCCGTCACCCACGAACTGACCTCCGGCCAGATCAACGGAAAGAGCGCGAGAATCAAATGGGGCAAGGTCCGGGTGGATTTGCGGGTGCGGGCGACGGATCCCCCCGACACGGTGAAGCAATATTTTCCGGAATACGGCGGAAAATCCGGAACCGGGGACCGCTGGATCGGAACATTGACGTTTGAAGTGACCACGACGAATGTCGGCTACGCGTCGTACCGGGTGGACAGGGCAGGGACGGTGGAAAGCGTATCCGACGACGGCGGAGGCTCCGGAGACGGCGGAACATCGGGCAGCTACGACACCTCCGCACTGTATAAAAATTTCCTGAAATCCTACTACGAAGCCACCCGCGCGCTGCCCTATGACGGATCCGCGACCGTCCACGACGACTTTGACCAGGTCTGCGGGGGGCGCCTCTCCATCACGGGGGGATTGAAGGAATGGGAAACCATGCGGGCCGTTATCCAGGAAATATCCCTCGACCTTAAAACGGGAATTTCCGACGTGACGGTGGGATCCCCGGAACAGATCTCCCTGCAGGACTCCATCGACCGGAGCCGGCAGCTTGCCGAGGCGCTGCGCCGGACGGCCTGGGCGGACTCGTCCACGTCTTCCGGGGGAGGTTCTTCGGGCGGAGGATCCGGCAGCGGAGGCGGAGGCTCTTCCGGAGCGGACGATGAAGTCCCGGAGCTTCCCTGCGTCGGGCCGTCCGTAAAACTGCTGCAGGCCCAGGAGCCTCCCGCGTGGGGAACAAGCGCCGTCGAGGTGGGATTCCAATGCCGTCTGTCTTACGGGAGCGACGGCAAGGTGTCCGATGCCTACATCCGCCAGGGGAAGGCTATCTATGCCGGCAACTATATCGGGGGGCTGCTTCCGGAAGGGAATGGCTCCGGGGGATGGGTGAAAAGCCCCGTCACTTCCGGGGAAATCTGGCTCAAGATCCGGTTGGACAAGGATACGAAATACCTCAGCTCCTCTCTGTCCGCCGCGGGCGGCGTCTCCGACCCCGTCAGGCTCGCGGAGGAAAACCGGGAAACCCCTTATGAATATTATTTCCATCTGGCCACCATCGACGGCAACAAGGTGGTGCAGCACCAGGCGGGCACGGTTTATCTCCTAATCCACCCGGGAACCTTCGGCCCCTCCGGAATGTCATGATCAGGATATACACCTTCACCTATGACGGAGACGCGCAGGAAGCCGTGGCCTGCGTCCGGTGCGCCAGGACGGCTCTTCCGGAGGCGGTGGTTACGGTGGTGGACGACAGCGCCGCCCCGGTGCCCCCGGAGGCCAGGAGGGCTCTTGTAGCGCATGGGGCGCGGTATCGCCGGAGTTCTTTCCCCCGCTGCGGCAACCTGCGCGGCCCGGAGTGCGTCCGGGGAATCATTGCCACGCTGGCCAAGGGGGCGGAGGATGGCGATACCGTCGTCAAGATTGACTCCGACACGGCGCTTCTGTCGGGCGGATGGGTCAGGGAGATGAAACACAACGGGCTTGCGCTGCACGCCGCCGGATACCGGGTCCCCCGGAACCCGTCCGAACGGTCCGCCTACGGAAATTGCTACGCCCTGAGCGGTCGGGCGGCCAGGATGGCCGCCGAAGCGCTGGAATGCGCCGCTATCCCCCCGCTCGCTCCGGAAGACCTCACCATCTGCCGGGCCGTCATGGATGTCTGCGGCCGGGAGCGTGTCCGGCTTGACGAGCCGTGGACGCCCCGGAACCGGGCCGGGCGGTGGTCCTGGTGGAACTGGGACAGCCGGACGGCGAATCCGGAGGACTATGCCCGCAGCTATGACGTGGTGAGCGTCGGCAATCCCCTGCCTCCCCACGTTCCCAAAAGCGCCCGTAGGGAAGTCATGCGCGCCCTGTGCGACGCCCGTTTGAATCTCAACAGCCAATCAATAAAACCATGTCAGACAGAGACCTGAACATCAACATCAGAACGACCGCCGACACCTCCGGCGCCGACCAGACAACGGAAGCCATCAACAAGACCAGGGAAGCCGCCCAAGAAGCCGGCGGAAGCGCGGACGCCATCAACCAGGTAACCGACGCCCTGAACAACGTCAAAACGGCCGCTGAAGAAACCGGCGCCGCCATGAAGGACGGCATGGGGGCGGAATATGAACAAGCCCTGGAAAACGCCAATTCCAAACTTGACCAATACGCCGACGCCCTGACCGCCGCCGGCTCCCGGATGAAAGCCGCCTTCAACGACAACCCGGGATTGACCGGGTTTATTGACGAAGTCACCAACGCCGTGCTGACCTCCGAGGAATTCAGGAAGAAGCTGGAACAGGTGGATGACGTCTTTGAAGTCCTCAATAACAAAATGTCTGATTTGGACCTTGGGGCGAAATGGGGAGATGACCTTGACGAAAACCTTCAACAAATCATTGACGGCTACAACAAGGAAATGGACGCCGCCGACAAGGCCGCGGAAAAGGCGGAAGCCGCGGAGGCCCGGAAGCAGCAGGCCGCCGCCGCCACGGTGGAACGGCTGGAAGCCAACAACCGCCGCGCCTCCGCCACCTATGAGGAACTGCAGGCCGAACTGGAATCCTACATTGCCAAACTGGAAGAAGCCCGGAAGGCCGGGGACAACGTGGCCCAGGCGGACGCCCTGAAGAATATCCAGGATCTGGGACGGCGCATCAAGACGGCCGGGGATGCCGGACAACTCACTTCCACGCAGGTCAAGGGGCTGGCGGGGCAGATTACCATTGCGGCAACGCGCATCCTGGGCATGTCCAGCGCCCTCCGCGTGGCGATCCCGTTCATCCGCCTGTTCGGAACGACCGTCAAGACGGCGATGGGGCCGCTGGGCTGGGCCATGCTGCTGATCCAGGGGCTGACCGCCGGCATTACCGCTTTGATTGACCACTTCAAGACCAAAAGCGACGAATTGGAGCGGCAGGCGGAAGAAAAGAAGAAAAACATGGAAAAGCTCATTCAGGAGGCGAATGAGTTGAAAGCCCAATTAAACCATGAAGCGATTTTACAAACAGAGAACGATCTTACTTCAAAAATTGCCAGCAATAGAAAGATCGAGACGGAAGCTTTGCGGGAATCTGTACGGGAGCAGCAGCGCCTGATTGATTTACAGTCCAAAATCCTTGATGAACAGGATCGTGCCCGTTTGTTGGATGCCGAGACAGATTTTTATGATGGGAAATATGGGAATCCCAACAGTTCCGAGGCCCGACGAAAACTGGAACGCGTCCAGGAAGGCATACGAATGGATGCCAATGCCAGGCATCGAGACGAATCGGAGGAAGCGGCTTCGTTCAACGTCAGGAGTGCAGAAGAAGAACTGGCCAAAGCCAGAGAGGCGACAGAGCAGTTGACGTCTCGCGTAGCGGCTTTCGAAAATTCCGGAATTTTATCATCTAAAGAAAGAACTATTCTTGATGGGCAGATAGGAAAGAAAGAACAGCAGATTATGGAGAATTTACTGTCTGTGGCAAAAACGGCTCGAAATGCCACTGAACGATCAGGCGGTTTTACTGGGCTGGGGCGTATATCTTCGGATGATATGCGAAAATGGATAAAAACGCTTATAGAAAATGGGGGAGATACCTCCAGATTGGATGAAAGCTGGCTGCAGAAAGGCAATGCCATGTTTGGACAGAATTTCCGTTCTGCCCGCCAATTGATGGAAGAGGTGTTGAATGCGGGGAATGGCCGTCAACAGATAGCACAACTGAACGAGCTTAAAAACAGAAGGAAAAGGTCTGATGAAGCATTGATTGACCAGGGGGGAGATTTGAGCACTGATGATTCAAGAAAGAAAGCATACAAAGTTCATGATGAGGCCCTGACAGAAGCGAGGAAAAAGCAGGTGGAGGCTATGGATGTTCAGTATGCGGCGGAAGACAACCTCGAAAAGGCAACACGGGCATTATCTGACCGACGCGCGCTTAATGCGGCTCAGGAACGCAGAGATGAAGCGCAGCAAAGAAACACGGAAGCCAAGCAAAAGAATGCTGTGAAAAAAGAGGAAGAAGACAGGATTCAAAAATTGGCAGAAGTGCAGATGAGAGAACAGCAGGAACAATTGAAGAAAAAAATCCGGGAACAGGAAAAGAAAGAAAAAGAACAGGAACAACAATATAAGGAGTCTCTCAAAAATCCGGATTTATCCCGGCCTGGTCAGAAAAGAGGTGTTAAAGAAGCTCTCAATAAAGTAAGTAAAGAATTGGCTCCGGAAATTCGGAAAGCCATGGCTGACGGCAAAATTAGTACGGAAGAAAGCAAGGATCTTAGTCGTCAATTTATTGAAGCTGTTAAAGCCCAGGGCATCGCCTACAGGGGAAATTTGGAAACGCTCACAAGTTATTTCCAGGAAACTCTGAATATCATTCAGCAGCAGGCAGTAAATGCTGCTGAAGCTCAAAAAACAACTGAAAGTTTGAAAGCCCAGCTTGCGTCAGTGAAAAAGCAGGTGATTACTATCCAGCGACAGAGGAAGAACAGCAGGTGAGATGTGTACAAAAATGGCGATTACGATAAGTAACCGCCATTTTGAAAATGCTTGATAGTTTATTTATGATTCGTATCTGTTTGAAAAGCAAAAAGACAGAAAAGATAGTAAAGCAAAGAGACCTATGATAGCGTATCCTGTAAATTGTGCATTATTTTTGGCAGAATGATGATTTTTGATTAATTCCGTCTTAGCCCTACTAAACCCTTGGCGTTCTTTTTCCCAATTCCTTATAAGTTTGGCTTTTTTCTCTTCTGCTTCATCGAAAGAATTCTGTAATTCTTCCAACGTTTTTTTATGACTGTCAGCAAGTTTTTTCAGTTCCGGATCCGCATCGTCAATTTCAGCTACAAATTCTTTGGAATAGTCTAAACCTGTGCTGTTATGAGGAGAATTTTTATCCATAAAAGCCTCTTCCGCTCTATCCATTTGAACCAGCTCGTTTTCCATATTGGAAATGGATTCCATGAGGTTCTGATTTTGCAGCTTAACGGCTCTTGTCATGGATTGATGCCTCTTGATCATAGCTTCCTTGGCTTCTATGATGGCATAACTGGTTCCTCTGCCTCCCGCTCTGCCGGAAGCAAGACGAACAGAGGCTTGCCTTCTCATTTCATCTTCCCTTTTAGCTATATTATTTCTATCTTCGCTGATTTTATCCGCCAGTTTTTGGTTGTTGGAAGCTATTTGTTCCCTGTGTTCCTTTAACAGCTTAGCGATTTCCGACCGGCGCGTTTTAAAAGTTGCCAAGGTTGCTTTCCATTCTTCCGCAGTTAATTTTCTCTTGGCTATTTTTCTTCGCAGAGATCTTTCTGCATTTTGTTGGCTTAACTGAGCTTTTCGTTCTCTTTCATTTTGTAAAGCTGATATCTTTTTTTGGTAAATATCTTCTTCCAGATAGATGGTATTGGAGATTTCATTCATTTCTCTATCCAGCTTATCGGTCTGTTTCAGAATTTTTTCTTCAGATTGTTCATATTCAGCAATAAAAGCTTCACTTTCTTTCCTTTGAGCGGTTTCCAGGTTATTGTTGTACCAGACCGAGCCTATGATAGACAGTATTGCCATAATTAAGAATAAGAAGCGCATGACAGTATTTTTTTGTTAGAATGATTTTAGATTCATGAAATCTGAACAATTTTACAAATATGTATTATCATATTCAAGCAATATTATCCCCCCCCC